ATGCCTGATTTTTATATGGATGAGTTGGCTAAATATTATCGCATATGGAAAAAAGAAAAATTGTTGCTTGGCGATGCCTGGGAAGGCGGAGATCATCAAAATATATTTCACAGTGGTAAAGGAATGCCTTACTACTATACAAACCCTACCGCAAAGTGGGCTAAAACAAAAAAGATGTACGGCCTAAAAGATGTTCGTCTTCATGACTTGAGATATACAATGGTGGCACTCCTGATGAAAACCGGCGAAAGTCTAAGTGCTATTCAAAGAAGAGCTGGACATGCCAGCGCTCGAACAACTAGTGATATTTATGGCCATGTTTCCAAGAAACTCGAAAACAGTACAGTAAAACACTTTAATCATTTCGATCCTAGAAACCCAGCATAGAAACAGAGTTGATTTTTTGCTTCAAAATCAGCTCAAAAAAACAGTTTCGTCCCCAAGTCGATGAAAGATAACAAATCACTAAATACAAAAAGTAAAAAACCCTTGCTACGCAAGGGTTTAAGCTATGATTCCGACTGGGCTCGAACCAGCGACCTCTACCCTGTCAAGGTAGCGATTATATTCTGATACGAACAGAAGTTTTATTCTGAAACCTTATTTTATAGGGTTTACTGACAAATGTTTCTGATAAAAAATCTTCTGTTTTGACTAAAAGTGAACAAGTTGGTCCCCAATTCGTCCCCATCTGTCCCCAGATTGCATTATAACTTACCGATTCTTTTTCTAATTAGGATTAAACTACAGCTCTTGATATTCCATTATTTTCTCCGTTGATAAAGGAACATTTGTTCGCATATAATTTAGTCAAGGAGATGATCGGAATGAGTCAAGGAATTTACGACAAGAGATGGGAACAAAAATTTATATTGCCTGAGCAAAGGGCTGCCCTTTTAAACAGAAAGAGAGAAGTCCAGAAGTTCGAAAAACCCATTCTCGATGAATACCAGCTGGAGGAGATGGCACGCACTATTTGCGAAGCGATGGAATTCAACTCGGTTCTGGTCATCCGCATATACAGAGACGTTTTATTGAAGAAGTAACGGGGCATGTTCATTATATAGATGAAGTAAAACAGAGGATACATATGAAGGATTTAAAAGGGGATACATGGTTTATTGCATTTGAAACGCTCCTGTCTGTAGATGAGTAATAAAATTCATGAACAACATTGCTTATTAATCAAATAAATGTTTGAAAAGTAATGACGTTCTCTAAAAAATAGAGTACATTATATATAAACAAACGTAATAAGGAGGGGTTTAGATGACTGCCTCAGATATCGCCAAATTCTTTATATCACTAAGTAAACCTGGCACATCAAACAACATTACAAACTTAAAACTCCAAAAAATTTTATACTACGCTCAGGGAAAATTCTTAGCACTAAAAGGTAAACCCTTATTTGAAGAGGAAATTGAAGCATGGGTACACGGCCCAGTTGTTCCGGAGGTTTATCATGAGTATAAAAAATTCGGATATAGTGATATTAAACAGCCTGAAAATGACGAGATTATTAAAAATATAGATCCAGAGTTAAAAGCCTTCCTTGAAAAGATATGGAAGGAATATAAGAACAAAACAGGGAAAGAATTAGAAGAGGCTACCCATAACGAAGATCCTTGGAAAGATGCAAGAAACGGGTTACCTGATTTTATATCTTCTAATGCAAAAATACCCCAAAAAAAATTAAAGGATTTCTTTATTACGGCTAATTAAAAAAGCCGTAATTTTTTAGGAGAGATAAATTTAATGAATTTTTTTAATTTTTTAGCCAATTCTTTTGACTACTCATCTAGAATATTATATGATCAACTCCCTCCTATTTTTAGATTATTAATCCCGTTTACTTTAACAATTTATTTATTTAGTTATAAAGAAAGGAAAGAAGTTACTTATTCTTATTTGAAACAAAAAAAGGTTTCTAAGAATGCACTTATTTCAATTGTTTTCACTGTCATTGTTCTTGTTTTTCTTGGATTACGTTACTATTCTGAAATCAGAGATACTTGGTTCAATAATCTTTTCGTAGTATTCTGTGCACTATGGGCTTTCTTTATTTTTTATACATATAAAGAGTTGTTTAACTCTGTTAATATCTTTGCTGTTAAAGATCGTCACTTAAAAGTCATTAAAAAAGTAAATGGAAAAGTTAAAATGTACAGCTATATATATAGTTTTATAATCTATATAGCTGAGAAGTTATATAAGAGCATAGAGAATGATAATATTAAAATTAATTTTATTAAAAATACATGTAAGGATTTTCTTTCTATATTATTCATTATTTCAAAAGATAAAATCAGAAAAAAGTACTTAAAGCAACTTAAAAATTTAGATTTAGCAATACAAATATTAACCCAAATATTATTATCAAAAACTAAGTATAACCTCTCAAAAGATGTTTCTAAAGCTTTAGCTGATGTAACTGAAGAATTAATTATCTTTACAAGTTATAGTAAAGATTCCAAGTTTAATGAAAATTTAGTGTCTTTAGACATAATTAAGGACGTTGAATCCGTTTATACAACAATACTTAAAAATATTGAAATGTTAGTTGAAAGTTCTTTGAAAAATTCCAGAACAGAAGATTTACATCAATTACTAAAAGTTCCAAAAAACATAGAACTTCCAGCTTTAATCGTAAATGAAACAGTATATCAATTATCTTTAAATGAAGGCTTAATTAAGAAAATTAATGAGGATCTTCTTAATTTGAGAAGAGTTTATATTAAATCTATCAAGTCACTGACTTCAATATTACATACAAATCAGTATATGGGTGATTTAACATTAGTTCGAAATATTATAAATCTCCCTAATGAAGGTAATGAAAACACTACCGGTTTGCCTTCTTCGGAGGCTATTTTTACACTGCAAGTGTCAATTATTATTGAGTCTATTATGAAAAATAACATTAAGTTATTGACTGATATTGTTAATATAATCCTTGAGAATAATCATAATAAAAAAATCGAGAGTTCTGTATTAAATATATTTGTTCTTTGTGCAATTAAAGCAATAGAACAGGGCCATTATAAATGTGCTGGACACTTGGTAAAAATGATTGTTAAAAATGCCGATATTGAAGACATTAAACCTTCAACGTCAGAAATAATCAGACATTTTAATGGTGTTGAATTTCACAGCGAAGATGAATTTTTGAACCTCTTTCAAAAGGATATCGATTCTAAGCTTGCAGACGAGTTCATGTTATCATTGCCATTTAGTAAAATTTCATTTGATTATTGTTTTTCAAAATTTATTTTCTTATTAGAACAGCAATATAATTTTATAAAAAAAGTTGAGAATAATGATTTATTTGATTCTTTTAAATTTGCTACGCCAAAGGAATATATTAAAGATAAAGTAAATGGGCTTCATAAGGAGTATGGACTGATAATCTTACGAGAAGATATACTGACTACAGAACAAGAAGTTCAAATGGTATAGGTTATATTGTTTAAAAATGTCCTCTTGAAATTCAAGAGGACATTTTTTTATTAACCTAAATTTGTTATCATCTAACATTTCCTTTTAGAAAAGGGCTTCTTTTACTTCAATAGCGTTTCGAGTTTCGCTTTCGTAACTGGTCCATAAATTCCATCAGCTTTTAATCCATTCATCAGTTGGAACCATCTGACTGCGTCATCAGTTTCCAAACAAATAATCCAGATAGGTAAATTGGCACAGATCAAATTATTCATTTCGCACTTTTGCATCACATCGCTGTCTTTTTCTTCATTCCCTCATGGTAAAATCTAGTTGGAGCTTTTTAAATGAAAGGATATGAACATGAAAGTATTTGAAGCCAAGACGTTGCTTTCCGAAGCAGATAAACGTGCAAAAGAATACAAAGAATTAAGAAGTCAGATGGTCAATCTAAAAAAAGCCTTCAAAGCCGTAGCTGACTTAGATGACAGTGAGTTTTCCGGCAAAGGTGCCGATAATATCAAAGCATTTTATGAAGATCATGCCGGTGTGGCTGACAATTGGATTGATCTAATTGATATGAAAATTGCTTTTTTGACAAGCATTTCTGGCGCTTTAGAGGACGCTAGCTTATCTGATGCATACATAGAAGAATCCTTCTTAGAACACGAGCTGGCTAACGCCTACACCAAATCAAAATCCATTATGTCTGAACAGAAGAAAGCGATGAAAGATATCTTAAATGATATCGACGATATTCTTCCGCTTGATTTGTTCTCGACAGAAGACTTAAAAGACGAACTTGCAGATGCAGAGGACAAACGCAAAAAAACAGTCGATAGATTAGGAAGCGTGGACGAAGCACTTGTTACTGAATACGCCCAGTCAGAGCCAAACGAGCAATTCATCAAGAAAGACTTCCAAAAGCTTGAGGAATCAACTGGCAAAGGCAAGAATGCTACACCCATCCACTACAATGCCAAAGCTTATCGAGAAAGTGATATACATAAGAAAAAAGGCAATATCGAGAAACAGACAAAAGCCTATTTGAAGATCAAAAAAGAAGAAGCAAAAGAACGTGAAATCAAAGAGTTGAGGAAGAAGCTAGCTGACGGAGTGACGGATCCGGATGAATACTTAGAAATTGCCAAGAAGGTCGGCTATGAGAATCTTACCCCTGAACAGCTTGAATTTGTTTCATTTCTTGAACAGCGTAAAGCTTTCATGGATAACGGAAAAGAAGTGTTGCAAATCATAGGTGATGGCGCCAAAGGTGCAATTGTTGGTGTATACGATCTTGCCAAGGATACCGGTGAAGGAGCCATTCAATTTGGATGGAATATCGGTTGGACAATTGACAACTTAAACAAGGATCCTCAAAAAGTGTTGGATACAGTTCTGGAATACGACTATCAAGCCGCCTTTCAAAGTATGGTTGACACATTGAAGGATGATTGGGATAAAAAAATGATTCACGGGGATGCATATACACGAATGCACTATGTTACTTATTTGGGCGGAAGTCTTCTGTTATTGAAAGGTGGAAAGTCCTCTGTCTCAACAGGCTCGAAAGATCTTGCTAAAGTTGGGAAAGCAGCTAGTGGCTCAATTAAGAAAGGCGGAAAGTCTGTAAAACAGTTTGTCAAATCTCCTGTCAATCAGTATACTCCTGCATTAGAAGGGATTCTACAAGACGCCGGGAATACTATTAACGTTAAAAATACGCCGCTGCTAAAAAGTATTGCGGAAGATAAAAAAGAGAGTGTTCTCACTAAATCTGTCAATCCAAATGGTAATAGAGGCACAAATGGTATTACTAAAAAAACAGTAAAGCACGTATATCATGGAGAAATTAACAGAAAAAACAAAGCTGTCGGTTATCATCATGAGAGTATGATGAGTGGTAGCAGAATAATTCCAGGAACAGAAGAAGTACCTGATATAAATGGGGTATATAGAGCTAAGGTAGAAGTAAAAGGAGTAAAAAAAGTAGCGAAGTCATCTTTCTTTCCAAAAGAATGGGATAGAGTAAAAGTTTACAATACAATTTCAGAAGCTTACAAAAACAAAAAACAAATACGAGATAATAAGTATATCGGCAAAACTTCATCAGGGATTGATGTGGAGATGTACATTAATAAGGATGGCTCAATAGCAACTGCATATCCTTTATATAAAAAACCAAAGGAATGATTGATCATGGAATATTCATTTGAATTTAAAAGAGACCCTTTAGGATACTTAAGAATAGTTCTTCCTACAGAACTAGAATACTTTTCTGATTTCATAGAAGACATTGTTTCGTTGGATGAAGCTGATGAATACTTAAAGATTATTCAAGAAGTATTGGATGGCTCGTCTGAAGAATATGAGATTCAATTAAACACCACCATTGCATATATAAACAAAGATAAAACAGTCGTAGAACACCTATATACAGAAAGTGAAAACGACAAAAGTGTTATGGAAACAGAAACATTTAAAAACCTTATGCTTGTTTGGAGAGACAAGATCCCACAAAGGTATAAGAGCGATGATTGAAACTTTTTAGGTCCCTTGGATTCCAAGGGACCTTTTTATTACTTCAATAGTACTTCAAGTTTTGCTTTTGTTTTCGGTCCGTAAATGCCGTCCGCTGTCAGCTCGTGCCGTGGATTGGAAGCATTTTTCACAGTCTCGTAAACCTTGATAAGTGATCATAGATGGTTACCTTGCTTCGAAATTAACTATAGATAATGAGTGTAAGCTCTTTTAAAATGGAATTATCGTCTAAATCTAGGAGGAAGTTATGGCCTTATTTTTTTCAATCTTCGCAGCCCTAATGATAGTTGGAGTATTCATAGGGTTGTGTCTGCTTATTTTAAAGTCTACCAGAAAATTTGGGATTCAACTTACGGTTGGATGTTTGACAATCCTGCTTCTAATGTCCCTGACAAACAGATTCATTTTTAAATTTGAAGATGAACATGAAGCAGCTATTACCCCACAGATGTATAAAAAAATTGAAGAAGGTATGTCCTATGATGAAGTCAAGAAAACAGTTGGAGGGAAAGCTAAATCAGAAAGTGACTTATACGCTGGAGCAAAAGAATATGTTTTTGAAGGAAAAGACGGAGTAGAAAGTGGACCAACAGTCACTCTTTTATTCGACAATGATGAATTAAGTATTAAATACGAAACTGGCTTAATTAGTCATGAAGAAGAAGCACAGGTTGAAGATGAGGATACGACTACTTTTACAGAAAGTGATACAAAGGAAGATAAAATCAATGATTTAGTCGAAAAAAATTTAAAAAACGTCACTGTAGAAGAAGTTGAAGTCAATCAGGATCTGGGAACTGATGAAGACGGACAATACATTGCACTTGTTCACTTGTCCTTTGACTTAAAAAATTCATTAGCAAGAACTAAAAAAATGATTGAATTGTATAGTGAGGATTTAGCAGCTCGCATAGCAATAGAAGACAAGAGTATTCGTGAAATCACTGTATTTTGGAAAGTGCCATACATAGATGAAAACGAAACCTTAGCAAAAATCTCTTACAAAAGATCTGGTGAAAAGATGAGGGTCAGTGAGAAAAACTTTTCCCAACCTTTAAGTTATTAATCAAGTTAAATGGAAAAAGCCCTCCCTTTTAAGAGAGGGCTTGCATTACTTCAAGAGTGCTTCGAACTTTACTTTTGTCTTCGACCCGTAAATGCCGTGAGCAAGGGACAACTTATTTACTTAAACTAATTTTCCATATTGACCAGACACGTATCGCCGTTTACCGTCATGGATGACTTCCCAATAGCCTTTAGAGTCTTTTGTGCCTTTAACAGAACCTGAGATATTAATTGTCTTACCAAGACCAATTGTATCCACATTCTTGGCGTTTTTACGGTCTGGTTTGTCCATAATAATGGCAGCATTTTTAACACCAACAATTTTAATTTTGCCTACAGACTTAATACCCCCGCTTGTCTTGTTTGAAGATTTAGCAGGCGCAGATTTCGAAGAGGTTTTCCCTAACTCTGCATTGCTCTTGATATAGCTTACATTAACGTAACCACTGTATGTGGCTCCTTTAGAATTGGTATATTTAATGTAACCCCAACCATTTTGAGTCGATCCTTTTTTATATTGAACAGTCGAACCTTTAGGAAGAGCAAGCACAATAGACGAGTTGGCATTGCGTTGAGTTCTCACATTAAGGCTGTCAGAAATAACTGTATTTTTAATATAAGATTCTTTTGTTTTAACAACAGGGGAACTTACCGTATTAGACGGTGCACCGCTGATACCAGATTTAAATGAGTCCCACCGATCAAGTAGCTTGCGTGGGCAATACTTTCCTGACCAATGTTGGTGAGGGACCACGTTCGCAAGGGAAATCCCCTGCTCTTTCATCAATTTTTTGACAAGCCATTGAGCATTAGAAACAGCCTTTTCAAAGTCACCATCGCTATTTTCGCAGATCTCAATACCGATAGACTTCCGATTTCCGTTTCCGTTCCCGTCTCCTGCATGCCAGCCGTTTTCATTCAATGGCAGATGCTGATAAATTTCTTTTTCATCAACTGTGAAATGCCAGCTAGTGCCCGTCTCCGGGTTTTTAACGTAACGGGCGTGTAGCGCTGCATTTGCCCCCTTGGACGTATTCGCTGTGTTGTGAACAGTGATATAAGATGGGTTCATTGCATAACCAGGTCGGTTATTGCGCCCTTTTGGGATGAAGTCTTGAACAATCTTTACCATGATTTATCGTCTCCTTTTGGATAATATAAAAAAGCAGCCATATTAATTAGCTGCTTGATTGTCATCTTCTTTTGTCTGATCGTTGTCACTTTCGATTACATGCAGCCGTTCAGTGATAACGGCCGGAATTTTAACGCCGATCTGTGCCAAATTCTCCGTAATGGATAGACCCTCGTTCGCAATATAAAAAAGAACGGTTCCGAAGGTCAGGACGCCGTTCAGGTTCATAATGATATCGACCACGTTTGCCACGATAACGACAAGAAAAATGAGTATTTTCCGTACATATCCGAACAACGCGCTACGACTGCGAAGCTTCTTGTACTGCCATGCTTTGATGATTCCGGTGATGATGTCCAAGAAGTTAAGGATTAAAAGTAAGTCAAGGTATTTCACCTCCCCGAAAAGATATGTTCTTGCGATCTGTAAGCTTTCAAAATCCATCCACACATGTATTCCCTCCATTTTGTAATCACCTCCTTCGAGGCAAAATAAAAACACCTCAATGGGTGCTGTTAGTTTACGGAGCAGCCTAAATCCACACTGACGGGCTGTATCGTCATGAGGTAGGTCAAGCCGGTTATTTGTTTGTATTCTTCCTCTGTGATCCTGCCCAACTCAACAAAACGGGCAACGTCTGCATTACTATAATACTGCCGCCCCCATCCATAAATGGTCTTGACGCTTGTAAACCAATCCATCATACCCCTTTCCCTCCCTCAGCCAGCATTAAATAAAGATTGGCTATCATTTTAGCTTGCGACTCGGCCAAACTTTGCGCCTCAGCCAACTGCGCTGTAATGGCCGCATTTTGAGATTTTAATTCATCAACGGGCGACGGTTCCCGCCCAGTTTCAATCTGCTTTTCTAGGGCTTTCTTCTCTTCCTGCGTGGCTTGCTCCGTCCATTTCTTCTCAGCTGGATGATACATCGCTTTTATGAAAGAAGGAGGCTGAACGGTTGTGCAATTCTCCGGAATAATATAATTGTCATCTTCGTCTGGTTCGACTGGAACCGGTTTAGTAAAAATGAAATTCTCATCGTACTCATACACCTGAATCATGCTGTTCCTCCTTCTTGAAAACCGATAGGAACGTCAATATAATAACCGCCGGGTAATTTGCTGGAATCCGCCGGGTTCGGGTACTTGATCTTCAAATCCCCATTTTCATAGACAATCAGATTAGCTGTTCCGCCTGTTCCGCTGAGTGCGATAGAAACGACGGCGCCGCCTACCGGTACGTATGCAGCGGGGATGGAGCCGAATATGATTTCTGGTTCTGTTTTCACATGGCCGCGCAAGATTAAAAAAGGCCCCCACTTTGCATAAATTGGTGTACGCGTCCCGGCGACAGCCCCATTTTTCAGAGTGATATTTGCGTAACTAACACTTCCGTTCCATACCTTCCGCTCAGCCGCAGATATATGTCGATCTTGGTTATAATTATGGGCTTTGAACTGTCGGACCGTATCATCCCAATGAGCTTGGTCTTCGGCTGTAACATGAATGTCCATATTATTGGCGTGAGTATTGACTTTGGCTTGTGCTCCCTCCACTGTTTCCTTGCCGTTCCATGCCTTCCGTTCAGCTGCAGTAATGTGCTTTTCTTCATCCTTCGCATGGATGTTTACTTTCTCTTGGGCGCCGGTTGGCGTTTCCTTGGCATCCCACGCTTTTCTCTCGTTAGTTGTAATATGCTTCTCTTTATCATTCGCATGTTCATCCGTATAAGCCTTGGCGTTTTGCTCTGCATCATCCGCCTTTTCCTGCGCGCCCTTTTTCGATTCAATGGCTTCTAGATCGGCAAATTTCTCCCGTAATTCCTCAACGGTTTGGCTGATTTCTTTAACGGTTTGATTTATCCCGGCTTTCAGCATTTCAAAATCATCAATGTAATAATCTGCGACGGGAACAATGTTTTGATCTTCCAACGTTTTTGCAATTGAAAAGGTGAAAAATGTTGTGGCAAGCGCCTGTCCGTTCGTGTAATACAACTTGAGTTCGGCTTTTACTTGCCCGTAATGCTTTAGCTCTTCATTAGAAAGAACATACTCGGCCGTGCCGTTGACTTTATCCGTCAGCGTGAGACTCTTTTTATAAAAGGAGCCGTCCGCATACAGCAAAACGATCTTTGCATCTACTGCAGATAAGGGCAAAGGCGTACCGCCTTTTGTAAAAGAGAAGGACAGCTTCGCGCTGCCCGTGTCTTGTGTCATAAATTGAATGTTTGTAGATCTGCCTGCGGCCCTTTGGGCGTTTATCTCAAATGATACGACGCCATTTTTATAGACCATCCATTACCCTCCTTAATTCTGTGGAAATACTAGAACCTTTGCTACCCCGTACCCCTCTTCTTTGTTGTACACCTTTGTAATGCTCATCACAGTACCATAGCCGTCACTGTCTGCTTTGGTTCCGATACCATTAACTGCTTTAAGTCTGCATCCAGGACTAACGGTATTGTCTACCCTAACGTGGACCTGGCCGACCAAGCCAACTACGTTCCATTCAGGACGATCCGCCCTGGACAAATACTCTTCTTCAAGCTGCGGATCATAATGAGGATTTTCTTTCGGGTGCTTACGAACCTCAATTCGTTTATTCCCATTTTCATCCGTGTAAGGCTTATTGACTTCCCCATAAACCAAGCCACCAAACTCATTCCGCAGATAACGACCCTGCCAGTGAAAAGTTGATTCCCCAAGCAACACCGCGGCCGTCTCTGAAATGACCCCTATGATGCTGTCCCCTTCTTGTGCTGCTGCAATTTTATCGCCACGTAAGGTAACAAGCGTGCCAGTCGGAATAGCCTGCCCGTTTTCAGACTCGAAATATTCGCCATAATCGGCGAATGTGGATCCACCTGTAACGGTACCCGCAAACTTACCGTCTCCGGAAATAGATTCAAGCTGCCACCTAATGGCATCGAATCCACCGGCTACCGTATAGCTTTTCCTCAGTGTGATGTTATGCGATGCCAAACCGACACGGGAATTTCCTTCTCCTTTTGTATGTGAGTTATTAACGGCAATAAGCGCTTGTCGGGATCCTTCCGTGGTAGATCCGCCACGTCCGCCCAGGATAACGTTGGCCGGCCCCTTTGTCACACTATCCCCAGTCGATCCGAATATTCCACTCGCTTCATGAAGAGCCGAACCGGAGGTGCTTCCGCCAATGAATCCACCTTTTACTTTTGTTGGGATCATACCATAATCTCTTTTTCTTAATCTCGCAGCTACCGAATAGCCGGCAGCCTCCACACCAGCAATGGTGGTCTGGTTGTTAGGTGATTCGATACCGACAGATCCGTTTTTACCGATTAATGTCCCATTGATCAAATTGACATGATACACACCGCCACCTAATCCGATGCCTACCGGGGCAGAATCTAAAATATCAAAGTTAGAGATTTTCACATAGTCAGATTTTTGAGATCCCCCAAACACTCGAATATCATGTGAAGCTTTTTTAAATCCTCGCATTTTGATTCCGTTCACAGTGATATTTCTGCTGCGGAACTGGAAAACAGCCATTGGGTTTCCTTTGTAGTCATATGACGGGTTTCCTATCCCAGTAAAATTAACGATCTGAACATTTTTATAAGCAGATACCGCTAACACACGCGGTGTAACTCCCTCATACAACTCATTAAATATCGGTTCTATCGCTGTGCAATCCGTCAGCGTTACATCATAAGCCGTGGTGCTTTGAGGATCACCAGCCCTATGGTGTCCGATATGTCGCAAGTCATAAGATCGTACATCGTGGTAAGAAACGTGGCCAAGAATATGAACGTTTTGAGATGCTGGCCATTCTGCATGAGCCTTAACTTCAACGCCGCGTATATTCCCCTCTGTGTAATTGTTAATCAGCCATACACGCTTCGAGCCGTCATCAATTTCAATTCCATTTGAATTGGCCTGTCCGGCAGCATGTGCTGTTCCACGCGGGTTTGTACAATGGCAGTTTGATATAAAAACATACTCACTGTAATGAGTAGTGATCCCGTCGTCTCCATACCCTGATGTGACACAGCCATCAATCCAAACATATTTGCAGCCGTCCTTCGTATAGTCTGTATTTGGGAGATGGTCATAGGTCGGTGCTGAAATATCAATCCCATGAAGCCCAGGATTAATACATTCAATATTTTTCACCCAAATGAATTGTGTTTTAGCAAACGCCACGCAGCTGGAGTGTTGCCCGCCGGCTGCCCTGACGCCGCCCTGTCTCTCAGGATTCCAATTGGCTGAAAAACCTTCTATATGGATGTTTCTGTTTCCCTTTTCGTAATCCGAATTTGTGATTACCCATTCCGAGGCCGGTGTCTCATCATTCAAAACTAAAAATGTGACGCCGATACCTTGGCCGACCAGACGAACCCATGAAGGGATTTTCAAGCCTTTAACTACATACATACCAGCTGACATAACAACCATAACCTTACCGTTTCCAAATGCTTTCTTGAAAGCCTCGGTGCTATCGGTTTTTCCTGTTGGATCGGCTCCATAGTCGTCTACATTGACAACCCGTTTAAACCTTCTTTCCATCTTGTTAAACTCTAAATCAAGCCGGTCCTTAAGCGTGGCTGCAATCTCGCCGTCAGTTGTAACGCGTGCGTCCACAACCTCTTTTACATCTGTTCCATCATGATTAGTCACAAGGTTAGTGAAACGAGAAAATAGATTTTTCAGCCTGCTCTCCACGGTAAAACCCTGATAATTGATTTGTGAAGCATCATGAACAGAGGCGCCAGTATAGTGTTTTTTCATGTCGTAATCAATTTGATTCAAGACATTTTCGATGTTCTGCATGTCGTCTCTTAATTGAGAAACATATCTCGCATTGCGCGTTGTATCATAGTCTTTTATAAGCTGTACCATGATGTCACTCCTTTCACATCAAAATAAAAAGCACTCTCGAAAAGAGCGCCTTAAATCATCATTCTGAGCTTTTGCATGTATCGCTTTTGATCTTTCAATCTCTTATCTTGTTCCATCCGAATATCTTGAATATCCTTTCTGAAATTAGCCAACATTAAAGTCGGTTTAGCGTAAGGATTTAGAGGCTTGTATTGGATAGACAGAACCCTTACATCATCTTCATAGGTGACCCCATATGATGTATCGGCCAACACATGAAGCGTATCACCCTTCCAAAAATCCTCTTGTATATTCAAAAGCTTCGGTTCATAGATGTTTTCATAATCCACTTCAATCTCCATCTTTGGATAAGGATTCACGTATTTTTTCAGTGCTGCCAACATACTAGACTCTTTTTTATATCGTTCATCGCGTAATGGTTCAGCCCACCGCGGCATACCATCCAATAAGAATTTATCCTCGTCAGGATGCTTATATAAAATGGGTTCAAAGACATACTCCGTTTTTTTGCTGTCAGTGCTGCTGTTTTCTTTAATCGCCCCAAAACCACGGGCCCTTGTTGAACATCCCTGTGTGGAGGTTTTGATTGTAATGCCAGGCATATTGTAACGAGTATCAAGCGTATGGTTCACCCGCTTACCCATTTTCTTATAAACATAGATTTTGTAATTATCGACATCCAACTCCAAGCCATAGTCTTCCACAATCTCATTCATCAGTTCATTACCGAATTTGTCGCCAAAATTCTCCTGCTCAACGCTTGGAAACTCACTTTCTTTGTCCTTAAAAATATAGGTGAGTTTTGTTCCTTTTAGTGCAAAATCAAGCATCTTTCTGACGGACAGTGTGCCGCTGATGGTATCTTCTATATAATGATTGTTCAATACAGCCACAAAAACATGGCTTGCAGTTATCTTTTTAGAGAGTGTTTTTTCCTGGTTGATCTCTGTATCTGTAATGAAATATTTTTGATGATTAAATTTTCTTTCATCCAGATAAAGAATATTGTCATTTACAAGCAGATCATATTCAATTCCATTATCCTTAGTCCGGGTGATTGTAAACTCAATATCCTTTTTCCCTGTGGTGTCATCCAACAAGTCCGGATCAGCCCCGATAACTTCCACAACCTGACTGTCATCTTGAGTTGAGACGTGCAGCTGAGGAAAATATACATCTTTAGGAAGACTTTGATTTAACGTAATATCTTTTCCGTCATACTCTTTGCTCGGCAGGTCTATGATTGGATCTGGATTACTAGGTTCATCCGGATTGTCCGGCTGACCTTCTGTCGTATCGTATTGGGTTAATTTATATGTGAAAATAAGGCTGTTTAGCTTAGTTGCATAGTTCGGATCAGTTGCATATCCAGCTTTTACAAGGGCAGCTGTGGCTTTTTGATAGTCCGTCTCTCCGACAACCGCTCTGTAATGGTTTTTATCCCAACTTACACCATTCAGATACAGATTAGCCAAGTCCTCGATCGACTCTTTCCAAGAAGAATATTTCCTGAATTTTGCCGGCACCTGAACATTTTCACCGTTGATCACTTCCCATGTCATCATAGTGACATATTGGCCCTTATATTCACCTTTCATGCCGAATAAGTTGTGTCCTTTTGTCGCAAGCTCACTTGTTCCCCATGCGCTCTCAAGGCATCCTTGGGCAATAATTAACGATGCAAGGATATGGTGATTTTTATAAACTCTTTGAGCATCGACGGCTATCTTCTTAATGAAATCTTCTTTTGCCACCTAAACCACCATCCCTTACAAATAATAAAACCGAGTATCAAATTGGATGGTGAAGTCGTTTGAATTTTGTATCTCAAACTCGTTCCATCCGATTTCAAGACTCGGCAGCCGGCCAGACGTTTTAATTGGTGCATTGTTGATGATCGTGTATTGCTTGAGAAAAGACACTTGCTGTGATTTTTTTATTTTCTTCTCAATGGTTAATTTCTCGCCATTTGTATGGTTGATTAACGTTACATTTTTGCCTGTCGCATTCAGCAAAACATTGTAATCATGATCCAGGGGATTGATCTGGACATCCCCGCTGTTAAAAACGGAAAATCGCTTACGATTCTTAAAATAATATTCCGCCTCATCAGTAGACTGCAAGTTCATTCCGTGGCTCCAGTTCTCTCCGTAGAGATTTTGGGCCGTTTTAGAAGAATGTTTTGATTCCCCCACCCCAGTGATATTGGTAAACTCTACAGAAAAATCATTGTAGGTTTTTTCCTTCTCTTTCGGAATGCTGAAATTCCCGTCACAAGTGACAAGAAAACGGCGATTCGGTAAAAGATCCGAAGAAATGTAGTAAGGGAAGGGCTTGACCAAAAGGGCATATAACTGATGCCGATACATATAAAAATTCTCATGTATGAGAGCATTCAAATAGATTTCAACGTCTATTTTTCTTTCCTTGTAAGTTACGTCCCGCGGGTGCTGCGGCAAAATAAGGCCGTGCCTCCTTTGAATCGTAATAGATTCAAATTCAACTTTCGGAGCCTCAGGCAAAAAGCTCAAAACTTCAAATTGAGGGAGCAAGCTGTCGAGGCTCTGCTCTCCCAACCCATTATTAAAATCAATAAATAGCTTTACCAAGCCGGCTTACCCCCATTTCTGTATCGTTTTCTGTTATACCGGTCCGCGCTGGATTGATCCACTTTCGTCCCGTCTATATAGGTGCTATTATCTTTCAGGACAAGTTGCTGTAACAGCTGAAGGTTTTGCTGTAGGGCATCAATTTGCTGGCCCATCATGCTGATTTGCCGTTCTTGATTCTCAACCACTCGGCTCATATCGACACTAACGTTTCCTCGTGATATAGTTTCCGTCTTAGCCGCCGATGCCTTTTGAAGAAGAACAAGAGCCTTTGAAATCATCCCCTCTTGCATGGATGGAAGGACGCCAAGTTCACGGCCGACACGCGCCCACAATCCAATGTTACGTTCCCGGTAAGACGGATCTTGCGTGATTGTTGTTTCATCATATCCGCGTTCATTCAAGATGGCCCATTTAGAACCGCCGCGCCCTGGTGACGTTCCCCCTTTTGCATAGCCAACATAGGGCCCGCCGCGCGCCATAGACTTTAAGCCAGGATGATTGGCAATGTCTCCGTATCGCCCTTTAATATAATTAATGGCTGCCAACACACTGTCCACCGGATTCAATATATTATTGTGACCAGGGAAAGCATGCGCCGAAAACGTGCTCGGGATGGTCTGCATGAGCCCCTGTGAAGGATGACCGGCTTTTGCATTAGAGTCTGTCAAGTTAATGGCGTTTGGGTTGCCACCTGATTCCTTCATAGCAATGGTGATCAATCCGGGAACCCATGAAAAAGGGACGCCTGCAATACCAACAGCTTCAGCAACCCATTTTTGAACTTCCGCAGATCCCGTTGCCCCTTTATAAGCAGATGCCGAAAAAGTCCCCGCACTCGGGAGAATCCCTTTTAAGAACTGGCCGGCTCCATTCTTTAAAGTTTGAAGAATTCCGGTTCCTAATGAGTCAATGCCTTTTCCGGATTTATACGGAAGCAAACCGCTGAACAGGCTCTTAATCATCTTTTCCGGACCCTTCATGATCATTTCCATTACACCCGATGCGACGTCCTTTGTTTTACCCACAACGCCTTTTCCGGCAGATATGGCCCCTTTGACCAGCTTTTTAGATCCATCGATTGCATTCTTAAAGAAATTGCCGACTCCTCCGGCATACCCCGGAGGCCCCGCCGGTGCTAAATCTTTTGACTGAGCATGTGGAAGAACGGATGTGCCGCGTGGTAAGTCCCATATTTGCGGACCGCCCATTCCGACAACGTACGTTCCGATTCCTGGCGTATGGGCGTATTCCCAGCCTTCTTCACCAACTAACGCTTTACCGCCTGGGTGAAAGTCTGTTCCTTTTGCATAAGCAAGGCCAGGCGCCACCTGCATTTCAGAATTACCACTGTAGCCTTTAGGTTTCCATTCCGGAATCGTTGGAATATGCATGAATTCAAGAACGGTGTTAATCCCGCCAGTAATCTTATTAACAACTCCTGCCATATCAACGACAAAAGTGTCCCATTCCCCAAGGACTTCACCTGTTTCCCAATCCACTTGACTGATATGTCCAGCAGCTTGTTTTTTCGCTTCTGTTACAACGCCTTCGTGGGTTTCCTTTGCTTTATCAATCGTCTTTTTTGCCTGGCTTTTTGCGTTTCTGACAGTATCGTCATGCTCTTTCTTGGAGATTGAGCCTTTAACGTAATACTGGTCATCCATAGCTTTTATTACGCCATCTCGCTGTTTCTCAGCAGCCTTTATTGTTTTTTCTTTAGCCTTGTTACTATCTTTTACTACGGCCGCCGCTTGTTTGGCGGACAGATTAGACGTCTCTTCTTTCAGCTTTTTAGATATCTTTGTTTGCTCGTCCTTGCTACGAGAAAGAGCCGTTTCCATTTCGGCCAGCATTTCACCTTGAATTTTAGCTATTTCTTTATTTTCTTTTTCTGTGGTTTTTCGATTTTCCCGGGCAGCAGTTCTATAAATTTCATCCACTCGGTCAACATACTTTTGGATCTTCTTTTGTTTTTTCTCGTTATGGGCATCAATTTTGCCAACGATTTTATTTTCCTCTTTGTCAGACATTCCGTTATTAGAAGCATAAAATTCTTTCAGCACTTTAGTTGCGTTGTTAGCACTGGTTTTGTATCCGGTTTTTAAAGAATCTCCCATGTCTTTAAAGCGCTTTGACATATCATCTGCGATATCGTTCGTGATGGTAGCATTCGTTGTTCGCAGGGTGTTGAGTTTGGCTGTGACCTCTATGTTCATGTCTTCATAGGCGTTTACGGCTTTGGCTGTTGATTTTGATACACCGTCTCCAAACTCAATCGTGGCCGGCAGCACTCTCTTTTTCAAATTGTCGTAATACTTAAATCCGGCATCAGCTAAAAGAGTCACGCCCGTAATTAACGCGCCGACCGGGCCGCCTAACAAGCCTAATCCACCGCGTAAAAGACCGACGACGGCAGCGCCTTTTTTAAAGATGTTAAACAGGCCGAAACCGCTTTTGGCAAGCTGCATAAATCCGCCAGCCCCTTTTACGGCGCTTAATCCAGTTTTGATTATTCCTGCGCTGAACTTTAACAATTCGGGAGCAAAAGAAAGGATAAGGCCCGCAATTATCCCGACAGGGCCGCCAAATAGACTTAACCCCAGGCCGGCTGTTCGTGAAGCTCCTCCTAGTCCACGCATGGCTCTCGTGCTTCTGCTTGTGGACTGTTCCAGCCTCCCAGCTCTTGTGGTTGCCACGGCGGTGGTTTGGTGGAATCGATCCATTCTTGTGGACGCTACAGCTGCTGCGGTTGACGTTGTATTCATCCCTACCGCCGCTGTTCGTGAGGCTGTGCCTGCTGCTATTGCTTCAGCTGAATAAACGCCAAGGCTTGCGGATGCCCGGTTTACATTACCGGTCAAATAAGATCCGGCTGTACGGAGCATATTCCAACCTGCAGCTATCTTTGGGAGCGCACCTAATGTTAGTAAGAACGCACCACCCAATAGTGAAAATACTGTCACCGCTGCGCCAGTAATTGCTATCGTGCTTGCGACAGAAGAAGGCAATGCATCAAACCATGTAACGACTTTTGTTAAGCCGTCAGTTGTGGCACGGATCACAGGAATAAACTGATTCCCCAAGGTGATCACAGCGTTGTTCACCGCAGATTTGAGATACTCCATTGATCCAGCCAAGTTGTCCATTTGCTTGTCAGCAATTTTTTCGGCTGTGCCTCCGCTGTTCTCTAATTCCTTTGTAAAATCTTGAAGCTTATCTTTTCCGGCATGCATTAAGGTGATAAAGCCAGAAAGAGCATGCTGGCCGGCAAGTTGTTTGGCAATCCGGATTTTTTCTGTTTCAGTATAATTTTTCGTTTTTTCGGTGATCTGCCCCATGATGTCAGCCAACGGACGCATTTTTCCGGTTGAGTCTGTCACTTTCAGCCCTAATTCTTCAATAGCTGACGCCGCTGGTTTTGGTGGTGCTGCCAATCGAGTTAACGTCGATCTGAGAGCCGTTCCAGCCATATCAGCCTTAATACCACTGTTAGCCATGATGCCGGTTGCCGCCGCCAACTCTTCCATACTGACACCGGCTGTTTTTGCTGCTGGTGCCGCGTATTTCATTGTTTGCCCTATCTCTTGGAGGGTTGCGTTTGAATTGGTAAATGTATAGGTCATGACGTCTGCAACACGGTTCGTATCTTCAGCTTTTATATGAAACTCCGTTAAAATATCTGATACGATATCGGCCGTGACACCAAGATCCGTTTGCCCAGCTGCAGCTGTCGCAAGTAAACCAGGCATTGCCCCAATAATTTGGTTTGTTTTGTATCCGGCCATCGCCAAATACTGCATACCCTCAGCTACTTGTCCGTCTGTAAACTGTGTTGTCGCTCCCAAATGGCGGGCCGTATCAGTCAATTCAACCATTTGATCATTTGTTGAATTCGCCAATGCTCCCACACGACTCATGGCTTTTTCGAAATCGGCCGCAACTTTTACGCTAGCCCCGATGCCTATTACACCCGCAGCTCCAAGCGCAGTCAATGCCTTTCCAGCAGTCGTTGCAGAGGAATAAACGGCATTCAATTCTTCCGAAACGCCCTGTGAATCTTTCTTAAACACAGAAAAGACACCGGCTGCACGTTTGCCGCTGTCTGAAGTGTTTTCAAATTCTTTTGTGACTTGCTGCAACTCTTTCCCTAAATTCTGGTGAACAGCAACGGAATCATTTAACCGCCGGGCTTGAATCTGTGTTTCCCGACTGTCTTTTCCTTTTTCGCGTGCCAATTCTTCATAGCGTTTTCGGTGTTCTTGGACTAATCTTCCTTGGATCTGATACTTGTTGTTTAAACCTTCCATTTGAGACTGTAAAAGCTTTGACTGTTGACCTGTATTCTTATAAATACTGCCGGCCGCCTTCATTTCTGAATTCGCCAAGCGCATCTGACGCTTCAGACCTTCTACTCCGCGATTAAATCCCGTATCATCAATACCAACCTTGACGACCATATTTCCTATTGGTTGCGCCATATGTAACCACCCCGCTTCCCTGGCATAAACTCAACAAAAAAAGACAGGTTGCTGCCTGCCTAAAAGATTTGATCAATTGTTACCGTCTTAATTTTCGGTTTGTTCGCTTCGGCAAGAATTTCTAAGTAATGATAGATGTCCATTTCATCTATTTCTGTCATTTTCCAGCCTTCTTTTAGCAGAGTGGCATATATATCGTTTATTTGCTGGATGCCTCTTTCGTATGTGTACTCTTCTCCGTCTGTTCCGGCAAAAAATCTTGATCCGCTTCCTCAATTTCTTTATATCCGGCCACCTCTGAGAGAATGCGACTGACTTCTTTTGTGACTTCAAATGATTGCAGCCCATCGGTGAATTCATCATAAGTGAACTGATCACGAAAAATTTTCACGATAAACTGAATTTGTTTCTCTAATGTTTTGATGCTCTTTTCAAGATCCTCTGCCGTTTTTTCAGCTTCAGCATTTAGCCTCAATGCCTCAATAAGCGTTTTTGTATTTGTCCGCGGAGCAATGAATGTTTTGAACTTTTCTCCTTCTTCAAACCATAGTTTTATAGAAATATGTTTTTGAGCCATGATGACTCCTCCCTTTGAGTTAAATTGATTTTGTATGAACAAAGAGAAGCTTTTCAGCTTCCCTCTTTCTTATTTTCCTAGATCAGCACTTGCATTTTCTTCTGTCCCTGATTCATTTTTATAGGACTCGCCAAAAACGGCCTTATAAAAATGATCCAGACTAAACTCTTCTCCATCTTCGTCTGCAACGATTTTAAACACATCGTCCTGCTCTCTATCTACAAATTCTGCTGAAAGTTTGATCGTTTGGAAATCCGTTTTATCTTGTTTCGTTTTCCATTCATCACCAGGCAAAGAGAATCGCCCTTTTACTAAGCCAACATGACGAGACTTGCCGTTTGCTTTAGGCCCTTGGAACGTCATAGCAACCCATGGGGGAATGATATTTTTCTTAAACAAGTACAATCCGTTTTCATCTTGTTCAATCCCAAGTAGTTTAGAGAGAATTTCCATTGGCAAGTCTCGCATTTCAATGTCTAATTTAGTTGAACCGGTCGAGACTGCAAGATCGACAAGTTTGTCATCTGCATATTGTTTTTCTGTGGATGTTTCTGTATCAACTTTCATATTGATTGCAAATTCATAGTCAAGAATTTCTGTAGTGACAAAATATTTACCAACCTTTTTTAAAGGAGCAAATTTCACATTCTTCAAACCTGTAACCGAACTGTATTCAGGCATCTTAAAACCTCCAATTATAGTAAAATGTTCGCCTCGAACCGATAGCCTTTTCGTATAAGACGTTCTTTTTGTAAAAATTCATTAATAGGGAACCCTGTCTGAAAGTCCAAACTTTCCATTACATCCACAATAGGCACCAAAATAGGATCACATGAATCATTGTGGTACACGTCAATCTGATAAACGGCGCTATCTTGTATCTGCTTCCCATCGGCCCATCTTGTTGGTCTGTAGTCCAATTCCTGAACCACAATATAAGGCGGGCTGCTTTGTACTCCTTCTGGTACGGCTAATTCGTAAATATTTGTGGCTTCAGCCAATAATAAAAGCGCCGGGTTCGTCTCCAGCGCTTTGAATACTTTGTCTTTTAATTGTTCTGATCGTTCAATAAGGTTCACAGCTTGTATCCCGCCTTTATGGCCTTTCTCATGGCTTCAAGTATCTTGTCATTAGCCTTCATCATACTTCGTTGAATAAAGGGATTTGCTGGCTGATGAATGGTTCCAAACTCCGGCAAGTGAACACGGAATTTTGTTTCTTTCGTTGGACCAACAACCGCATATATTTCCCCATCTTCATCTCGTTTTATCCGATTGCCGACAATGATATCCTCCTCAATGTGTGGATGACTGCCGCCAAGGTCAGAACGTGGTGCCTCTTCATTAATTTCCGCAGCCAAAACAGCGCCTCCAGCTTTGATAGCTGCTTTATGGATTTTTTCATCCTTGCGGGCCAAGTCAGCAAATGTTGCTTCAAGCTCCTTAAATCCTTGCAATTCAATTTCAAAATTCATCAGCTCACCACATTTGCTTTCACCATCAAAAAATGCCGACGGGAGTAATTCGGCAAGATGGACTCTATTTCATAAACTTTATTTTCAAATACGATCCGCATATGTTCGTTAATGTCTTCTCGGTGGCGGATAGTGAATTTAATAGTCTTTTCCTTTTGAATGGCTGCCGCTGCATAATACTCACGGCCTTTTAAACCTTCTGCTTTGGCCCAACATTCAATGACTGTTTCCCAGCTGTCCTTTCCATCCACAGGTAGGCGACCAGTCTGTTTCTTTTTCTGAAACTGAATCCTGTAACGCATATCATTCAGCATTAGGCTTCACCTCGGGGACCGTATATTTCAACTGATTGATCATCATAGTCAGCACGCCGTCCAAATTGGATGTCGTGCCGGCAATCTCCCGGTTTTCATACCAATGCGTCACAAAAGCTTTTACACACAAAGCTGCCCGTGCTGAGTTATTCGGAAATGTAAGGCCGGTGGCAGATGTAATATGTTCTTTTGCCGCTGCGATAAAGTCTAGAATCAAATCATCCTCCAAGTCACCATCAACCCGGAGGAATTTTTTCGCTTTCTTTAATTCAATTTTCTCGGCTTCTGTCATCTGACGTCACCTGTCTTTCATTATTCAGTTTTTTGTAAGGCTTGTACTTGTTCCTGTAAGTCTGTAATCATTTTCTGCACTTCAGAATTAATGTTGTCCCATTTGACGCTGCCTTTACCAATAGTTCTAGAGTTTACTGATCCATCGTCCAAATGTTCATTTTTAATAGAGGCAGCTTCAATGACTGCAGCATCCCCTTTGTCCCCTTTCGGACCAGTTGCGCCGGTATCACCTTTAGCGCCTTTTTCTCCTTGGGGGCCTTGATCCCCTTTCGGTCCCTGCTCACCCTGCATGCCTTGAATGAATATAGGATTGTCTTTACTGTTACCCTTTAAGTAAACAGGAGTGACGGGCTTGCCGTCCGCGCCTTCCTCTGCTGAAGTATATACACCATTGCTCTTATTCAAAAAATCGTTTGCCATTTCAAATCAATCCTCTCATTTTGATTTTTATTTTCCTGCGTCTACTGCTTTTCCATCATCTGTCGGTGTTTCTACTTGAGCATCTTCGCCAACAACAAGATCAGTTACAATGACGGCGGCTTCCGGATCTACGACTTTACCGTCGAAACGCTCAATACCTCGGAAGTATGTTTGATCAGTAAGGAAAGCGTCTCCACCCACGTCAGTTGATTTGATTTCGAATTTTTGACGATCAAACATGAAATAGCCGCGTTTGAAATCACCAAAAAGAATGTGTGTTTTCTGTGTTTTATCATCTGTAAGAACCTCGTCATAGATTTCAACAGGGCGGCCAAACAGTAAGAAGTTGTCCTCATTTCTTGGGTCTTCTGCTAAAATGCCCCGACCGTTTTTATCTTCAATATTAGCCAAGGTTTCAAAAGCTTCAGTATTCATAACCCACTTTGCATTTTTACGATATCCACGTTTAATTTGGTTTTTAACCTTACGCAGAAATTTAATAGTGATTAAGGAAGGCGCTTTAAGAGTTTTGTATTTTTCACTGGTAATGATGCCTTCGACATTTGTCTCCCCGCCTTTTCCATAAAAGACTTCTTCATTTTCTGTGACAACCGCAGACTCAGAAAGCCAGTCCACGATTTCTCTTACAAAATTGATAAATGAATCGTTTAAAAGCTCACTTGAAATTGGCATAAATCCAGCAAACTTTTTAACGTTGTACCAGATTTGGTCAAATTCCATGTTTTTTAGTTCTTTGATTTGTTCTTTCTCGGCCGTATTATAGAGTTTTCCTGCTGCACCTTTTCGGACTGGATAACTCCCTGATGGAGCAGTTTTTGGTACAACACGAACCAGGTTGCGCACAGAGTTTAACTCCTGGATGGATTTCAATATCTCTTTTGAAATATCATCCGGCACAGTATATCCGCCGTCTTTATCACTTCCAGCAGACAAAGAGCGATTTTCTTTGAGGACACGCTGCATCATGCTTCTTTCTTCTTCACCAAGATCGTGGCTGCGACCGGTCAATACTTTGAACCAAGCTTCTCGGTATTCTTTGGTTGCTGTCAAAATATCGCGCTCCTCCGGTTTTTCGTCAGGTTTGCGATCCAGTTCTGGAACAAAGTTTCGTTCCTCACCTAGCGACGGCACTTCCAGGCTGCGCCCCTCTGCCATCATTTCAATTTGTTTGTGCATCTCCTTTGCTTCGTCAAGCATGCTGCGGGCTTCTTCAGATTTTCCCTCTTCTAAAAGATTGGTTGCCTCTTGTTTTTTCTGCGTGAATTTCTGTCTTAATTCACGTTCTTTTTTTGTCATTGCTACTGGCATTTATACTTCCTCCTTGTATTTGGGCATAAAAAATAGACCTACAATGTTAGGTCTAAAAGCTCAAGCTCCATTTTTAACGTTTCAATTGGTGCAGTTCTCATTTGTTTCAACTGTTCTACCTTTTCTAAACTCCGGGCCCCGATCACAGCCTCCGTATCGTTATAAGCCGGTGTAGTGACGAGTGAAATGTCAAAGATGCGTTCAATGTTATTAATACGGCGTTCATAAATGTCTTCTTCATCATTATGGCGCCATTCATCAGGCTCGTCCTTGCTGTAATCCAAAGAGAAAACAAAAGAACACTGATTAACGACTCCGCTTCTGATATTCTTCTTTAAATCATTAGCGTATGTTGTATCTGTAGGGATAAAACGGAATTTGAGACCGATAGCATCTGTTTCCAGTTCCAGCCTCCCTACGTCGTCAGAAACAGTATTTCTCGCTAACGGGTAATCCTGCCGATGATTAAAAAGAGCTACTACGTTTGAAAGATCTGTGGAATTTAATGCATCTCGGCTGATAATCTCTTTAAACCAACCGCCCAAGCGCTCCGACCATTTTTCAAATTTCAAAGCATATCCCTCAATAAAATCCTTTTTCTCTTCGACTTCGTTAGCAGAACGCAACTCAATTTTGGTCGTCAGATGCCGAATTTCCTTGCTCATTTTTGTCCTCACCTCCTTTAGCTGATCTCGTTTTATTCATTTGATATTGTTCAAGCGTATCAAGGAACGTGTAATTGAGTGAAACAAGGTGGCGGTCTCCATTTTCAATAGCGTTTCTCTCTTCCAAAGCACGGATTTCATTAATATTTAGCCCACTGATACGTTCCATAATTTCATAGTATTCAGCTCTTGATTTGGCATCGCCGCGCAATTCACTATTCACATTGAATTTTACATAGTAACCTTGTTTGATTTCATCATCGGTAAACAACTTTGTAATGATTTCTTGCTCAAAGGATACTAACCACGGCTGAAGCGTATTTTTCACATATTCAATGGATTGGTGTTCTATATTGCTGAAGGTCGCCCTGTCCAACTCATTGATTTTATGCAATGGAACTTTAAAAATGGATGCGATTTGCGCCTTATTGAATTTCATAGATTCCACAAATTGCGCTTCTTGTAAAGGCATTGATATAGATTGATAGTCAAGCCCGGCATCAATGATTGCAATATTTTTTCCTGCGTTCACCCTATCCCATTCTCTCCTTGCTCGGTCCTTGGCGCCTTCTTCTAAAAGAGTAGGAACCTTTAAAATCCCCCTGGGTGTCGCATCATTCTTATATAATTTCGCGTTAAATTTTGTGGCAGCAGACTGAGCCCCGATCTGTTCGCGTATGACGCCAATGGGACTTTTTCCGTTTATACCGTCTTCTGTCAACCCCTTGAAATGCAAGACCTCATCCCCGTATAGTTCCACTCTTTTTGAATCAATGACGGTTTCATACCATAAGATGCCTGTATTCGGGTCCACATAAGGACACGTGTTTGCAGGATTTAACGGCAGCAACTCAGTGATAAAACCATTTCGATCGGGCTTTAAATAGGAATACCCATTGCCCCACGTACAAGCATGGGTCATCATAAGTTTTTTCCAAGTGAAAGCCGTCATGTATTGATTCGGTTTGAGATAAAGTAAAGGAGCAATAGGATGATGCATGCTGCTTACGATATTTCCATTTTCTTTTTTAAAGGTATGCATTGAAAGTTTGGCGATATCATCTGATAATACATTCACGCAAGAAAAAACATCGGGATGGACCAGAGCTGTTGATTCACTTACACGCTCGCCGCTGGCCGTCTTAGAGCCGCCGAACATATCAATGATCCAATCAGGAGGATTCGCAAGATTCCAAGGCTCTGAATCATTTGATCTTTTTGAGAACAGCCCTTCTAAAAACAATTAATTACCTCCTTTTCTTGCTTAATAGCATCGCATAAAACATAAAAAAGACACCCGTCAGAATCAGACCGATGTTTGTGTGTAAACGGTATGCGGCCGCTAGAATGAAAGCAGCTCCGACAATAAAAAGAAAATCGTTCATAAAGAGCATAATGATCGTCAGTATTTTCTTCACTCTTATACCTCCTTAGAAAGAGAATGAAGCTGACTGGATATAAGTGTTCAAATCGACCGCGTTATTGATTTGAGAAGCACGTACGTGCGCATTGATGAGTGCTGCCGCAGGATCAATCCGCTGCGTTGATTTTGATTTGTCCAGCATGATATTCTCCTGGGCGTCTACTTTTGTCACTGCATTACCCATCGCCCAGGTCAGTAGGTCATTTTTCGGATGAATGATTTTTTTCGATTTGACTTTGGCTCTAAAATCCTTTGTTGGCTCAGATAACGTCGCTACGCCCTGCCTTATCTCAACCATCACGTAACCGTCTGCCTCCATCTGCTGAGCAAACTGTGTGGCGTTATATGGATCATAACCTATTTCCTTGATCCGCCAGCCGTTTTCTTTCTCCATTTTCTTGATGTAGGCCCTGATATAGTCATAATCAACAACGGCACCATCTGTAGTCGTTAACCACTTCCTTTTCTTCCACAAGTCATATGGGACGTTATCAGTCTTCATTCGTTCATGGAACGTATCTTCCGGCATAAAGCCGTGACTCTCTACAGCGAAACTGCCGTCATCTAACGGAAAGATAAAAGATGCTGCCGTTAAGTCAATCGTTTTTGATAAGTCAATGCCGACATAGCACTCTCGGTTTTTCAGATCCGGAAATTTATCGGACCCGCAGTCGGTCCATGCCTGCATATCCATATAGCCGTTCTCCCGCATATTAACCCAAATGTTCATGTTTTTTGTCATGAAGTTTCTCATTTTTTCCGGAACGGCCAACGCAACTTCCAACTCTCCGCGCAAATAATTCAAGCCATGCTCATTAGCCGCCACGATAGGGTTCGCTTTGACCCAATTCCGTTCATCCTTGATGTCATCTCCTTTGTCCAATTCATTGATCATCACAAAATATTGTTCATTCTTTTCCACTTTATTTGGGTCCAGAATGCGGGACACGTAATCATATTCCACACGATAGGCGGGATTGTTTAATTCAAAGCCTGCAGTCGTGATAATCATCATTAAAGGTTGCGCGCGGGCAGCCATACCTGAAGCAAGAACGTCATAAATTTCAGATGTTTTATGTGCATGATATTCATCAATAATTCCACACTGAGGGTTAAATCCGTCACCAGTCTTGCCTGCATCTTTGGAAAGCGCCTCTATTTTAGATTGCGTTTTGGGGTGCTCAATTTTGCCGTATGCAATCCTGTATTTCTTTTCTGGCTTATTCAAAAGATCACTTTGCATAATCTGTGCCTTAATCTCATTCCAGCAAATCTTTGCCTGCTCGGTTTTAGTAGCCCCAATATATACCTCAGACATGTATTCATCGTTTGCCATTGCCTCATAAGAACCGACACAAGCCAAACTCTGCGTTTTGGTGTTTTTACGGCCGACCTGCCAATAGACCTTTTTAAATCTGCGATAGCCGGTATCCTTATGCACCCAGCCGTACACATTTCCAAAAATGAAAATCTGAATCGGTTCCGGCACAATATTTTCTCCTTGCAACGGCCCTTTCGTATGTTTGAATTGTGTCATCCAGTAAAGGAACCGGCGGGCTTTTTCATCATCAAACACATAAGGAAACTCCCTTGTGCCTTCCCGACTCACATCATTTAAAAAACGCTCGCAGGCCCAAGCGTGTTTTTCACACGCCACAATCTCACCCGATATCACATCGCGCGAGTAATCAATGAGAAACTGTTTGATTGTCTTCATACGTTTTTAAACTCCTTTTCTGCAGCCGTCTTTTCCCGCTCCTCTTGTGTACGGGTAATAGCAAGTTTTGCCCGGGCAGACGGTGTAAGGCCGAAGTCGTTTGCAGCTGATTTCATTTGATCGTAGAAATTCTTTTGCCGCTTTAACAGAGGATGTTCTTCACCAACTAATTTTACTGGCTGGCCGTCTTCATCCTGTCCTTCCGTATGGATCATGATTCCGTCTTTCTCAATTACTTTGGATATGGCAATATACTGAGAATAGGCATTGCAATAGGCGGCCAACATGCTGATGTCTGCTTCCGTAATGATCTCCACCTCAGATAATAAAGCAGAAACTCTTTTAAACTCTTTCTTTCCCTCTTTATCTAACCAGGTCGGCGCTTTAATATTCTCGGACCTCATTTTCATCTTTTTTTCGTATTCAGCGCGGGCGGCCAGCTCTTCCGTATTCTTTTTATTCGGATTGCCTTGTATTAATTGAAGCGTCGCGGATTTTGCAGCTCTCGGCATGTTCTCACCTCATTTCTATCAAAAAAATAGCGTTTTTTGCTTGTTTTTTTCTTAAACCGTGATACGATGAAATCAACAACAAAACCAGTCGTACCAAGCCCTCTCGGTGAATTTTCCGGGAGGGTATTTTGTTTTTCCGGAACTTTGAAAAGCGGTGTTTGTTTACAGAAGAGGGGGCTCCGTTCTCCAAACGTTTCCTTTCCAGAGATTTGGATAGGGGGGAGAGTCACCTGCCCTTACCGCTGCCATGAACCTTGTTATGACAGGCATTACACAGGCTTACAAGGTTGTCCAAGTCTAATCTTTTCGCCCAATCTTCTTTGACTTCCACAATATGATGCACCATGTCAGCCGGCGTGAAGCAATGATCTTTCAAACAATGCTGACAAAGATAATTGTCTCGTATCAAAGCAAGTTGTCTTGTTCGTTTCCAATCTGTTGATTTATAAAAACTTGTTATTGTTTTGTTTCTTGAATGTTTGTTGTAATGTTTTGTTTCTTCTTGTTGCTGTCTCTTGTGTGCGTCGCAGTACTTCTCCCGTGTGAGCGTACGGCAAACACGGGCGGCGCACTCCCTTAGAGGCCTAGGAGGCATGTCCCTATTCTTCCGTTCTTTCAATCGTTAATTGATCATCGTAATCCAGTTTGGCAGTCCCTTTATTAAGACTGGGCTTAAATACCGCCTTCTTCACATCACGCTTAGAAAATGCATGACCATCTAGAAACATTTGATCTGTCACTGCAACCTCTTCTATATCAACAACCGAGACGGTCAATCTATCGTCATACAAAAAATATCCCTTACCTATACCATCCAGCACATCGCTCTCTATGGCACGCTTATGCTTATCCCCTAGTCTATCTTTCGCCTTAATCAGTAGTAATCTCATATTTTATTCCCCCTTAAAACCGATGCAAAAAGCTCCCTAAAAAAGGGAGCTTTTCAATCTACTTTATTATCTTCTTGTGAATTTTTTATTTTGGGTACATAAATTTTTCTAGGTTGAATTTGTGTTTTTCGTTTACTTTCCTCAAGTACAGCTGATAAAATTTTTGAAACCACCTGTATGACTCTATACGATGACAAAATAAAAATCGTAAGCAGCATGACAAACAACACTAGTAACAGATTTGAAAAGAATCCGGTTGAATCAATCATTACGTATAAAAACATTGAATACGTAGCTAATGCTAAACCAAAAACAATTGAAGTTTTCACATAAGAGGTAAGGTCTGAGTCCCCTTTATGTTCAAATATTCTTTGCATGATTTCTGCATTAGTAAGACTTATAAGGATTGATATCATTGTACCTAAAAATGCTATTACTATTGAGCTAACTGTGACTGACGAGTTTAAAATTGCATCAAAATTTTCCACTTCACTTATTGACCAATTCTTTAAAAATACAATTACACCAAATACAACAGCAAACATATAAGGATATGTAAGTTCAAATCTCCTCATTTGCAGTCACCTCAAAGAAGTTATTTACTCGTATACATTGTTTATTTCGTCAACTCTTCTTTCATATAGCAAGCGCATTTTTTGAATCACAGTTTCATGCAAAATATTCCTAGATTCACGATTTATATCAAGTTTAGAAAAACTGTGAATGTCATAGAGTCTATGTTCAATCAAATCTATTGTTTCTACATTCTTATTTTCATTTTCTTTTAATTTCACTTCAACTTTATTCGCATTGGGGTCATTGGCAATAGCTCTTAACTCTTCGTAAATCGGAACTTTACTATGTTTCTTTGAGCCTTTTTGCGCTAATCCAATTTTAAATTGAATATTTACTGGCTCTTTAATTGATTCGGTCCGAGTAAGAATTTGGCCCAGAGACCTTTTTGTTTCAGTAGAGGTATTTTTCACATCAGCAATTGATATTTCGGCACTTCTTATTAAGTGATCGTGTTTTAAAAGTTGCATTGAACTTGGATGAACAAGCGGCTTAAATAATACAGTAAAGCCTATCTCATCAATTAATGATGTAAAAAAACTAGCTATTGAACTAGGTGGTAGACTAAACATATTTCTTCTTACCATGATGACACAATTTTCCGGATCAAAAAGAGCAGAAACTTCTTCACCAAACCCCTCTGCTTCATCCATATCATCGAAAAAACTAACATCCCCGTTATCATGAGCTCTTAAAGGAAAATTGTCCTTACGTATTCGAATAAAATGCATTTCCCATTTACCGTTATTCTCTTGAATATCTTGTAGTCTCGCTCTATCATTTCCTGCTGAAAATACCCGATCGGCAACATGAATATCTTGAGCGCCTCTGATAACCTCATCTAAATTACATAACCGCTCTTCCATCACATCTCTAATCTGATCATAAGATCTTGCATAGACTTTAAAATAATCGAATTTGACTCTCTTACTCATCATTATCTCCTCCTTATAAACATTATCGGTAATCTATAAGGGAAAATTAACCATTCGCAAAATTTGTCGAAGGTTTTTCTTTTATTCATATATTTGTTCTTTCTAAACTGCCACCTTACTCAAGCCGTTAACCGCCAATAGTCTATCCTGAGACTAACCGGAAGCAGTTTACAGAGAATATAAAAAAGCACCCCAACGGATGCTTATAACATTTTATTTATTTCGAGATTCTTTATCTCTTCGTCTATAAGGTCTTGTACTTCTTGTTCATTCAAACCAAAAGGTATTAAAAATGTACGACTCGTCAACTTTGTTCCTTCTTGAGTACTAATTACTACAAGGATGCCTTCTGAGTCCTTAGAGAACTCATAAGGTGGGGGTACCAAGCTCAATTTGTACCCTTTCTTATAAGCGTAATCCATAGAGACATTTTGTAAATCAGTGCTGTTCTGAAAATTAAATTTTTGATCTTTCATATTTTATCCTCCTAATGATATTTTAAAAGCCTTTAACAATAGTATGGACAAATAAATTAAAATTTATTCATAGGAGACTTAAAGTTTTTTAATCTATTTCACAATTCAATTATCAAAAAACGGAACAAAAGCACCCTTTAGGGTGCTTTTAAATTACCCTTTTACATTTTTAAATGTGTCCAGACTTCTTTGAACAACTAAAGCTTTGATTTCATCTAAATAATCATGGTCCTTTAATTCCGTCCAGCCAATGACTGTCCCTTTAGTCTTTTCTTCCGCCATTCCAAAGTAAGTTTCACCTTTACTGGCAATATAGACATCCCAATTCCAAATTGTAGCCGATAAACCAATTCCTTTGATAGAATCAGTTTCTTCTACCTGCATTAAAAAATGTTTCTCAACTTCATAAACGTTTAGGTTACTCATTTTATCACCTCCCACCTTATTATCGGTGAAAGGAAGGGACAATGGAACTATCTGCAAAATTTGTCGAACGAAAGCACCCTTCATAAATAGATGGCAATCGTAAGACGAAAAGCATCCCGAAGGATACTTTTAATCTCAGTTATCATTTAGAACTTTATTTATTACCGTTTCAATAAGCTCTTTTACATGTGACCAAAAAAGTTCAACATCTTCTTTTTCGAAAATTACTCCTGAATCGTGGGAAAGCTCATTTGCTCTATCAATAATATTTTGCTCGAATTTTATATCTTTATATTCTTCTTTAATTTTTTTTCTTAGGTCACCTAAATGTATATGGCTATATTTCTTATCAATTTTTATATCAAGATCTTTATATATACAGAGGAATTTTAAAGTGTACTCCAATATCCTTCTGATGGTGTTTCCAAGAGAATACAAAACATCATAATCATATTGATTAACTGTAGAAAGCGAATTTCGGACTGAATTCATTCTTTCTATAATTTCCTGTAAGGTATAATACAATAAAATCCGCCGAGTCTGACTCCCATTTTTTTCTTTTGGCTGAATTAAGCAAGAATAATAGGGTAAATTGTTAACAATACAATCATGCTTAATTAAAAAATCTTTATTACCTTCATAAAACGAATAATTTTTATATAATAAGTGCTTAAAATTTTCTTCTGAAATTAATTCATTATCCTGGGATAGCAATAGTTTTTTAGCTTTTTTGTCAGGAATAAGATTTGTTCGGAAGAGTATAAATAAATGGTTTTTAACTTTTACAAATTTCACTTTATTCACATGTAATAACATATAACTATAAGTATCGAATCCAAAAATCGCCCAATTAACCTTTTCCTCCTCGGTTAATTGTTTTTTCAGATATTTTTCTCTATACTCATTGAAATTTTTCCAATAAATTTTCAAGTAGGGCTTTTCATATTTAATCGATGATATATGGTCATAGTTGATGAAAGAAAAATGGTCTAATATAATTAAACCCTTACTCATATCAATAAGTTGTGTAAGGAATTCTTTAATTTGCTCACCATCGATTATTTCTTCAGGCTCTCCCCATTCCTCCCATAAGTCTAAAAATAGTTTTTCACTCATTTTATAATCTTGCATCGAATCACCCTTAATAAGTTATACTTTTAACACTCTTTATTGAAACATCTGAAGCCCCTTTGGTTGGACGCTCATTTCTTCCTATATTTTTGAAAATCCAAAATATCCTCTTTCAGAAAAAGCCTGTCCCGAGACATTTCTTTCATCGGCTCCAATTCCCCGTTTTTAACTAACTGGTTTAGGTATTGACGAGTAAAGCCCAAAATTTCAATTGCTACGCTCGTATTAACGATTTCCTCATTTAAGAACCGTTTAATTGCATCACGTTCTTTAAGATTGTACATTAATAACATCCTCTTTGAATCCCCTAATTTGTAACAATAAACAATACCATTATACCTATAACAATAGTAGTCTTCAAAGAATTATTTACAAACTTTTCTTATATCTCAATAAATAAACAACCTATTCATGCTAAACAGAATAGGCTGTGATCTGCTCTATTTTTCATTTTCAGGCGGGAGCGTTCAATGTTCTTCTGCACAGTTCCTTTTTTAATCCCCAATAACTGCGCTATCTCTTCGAATGACATATTTTGCACAGCATGCATCGTAAATATGTCTTTCTCTCTTTCGGTAAGAACGGAAAGGGCATCAGCAATACGTTCCTGTTCCCAATCGCTTACCTCTCCCTCAGCTTCCTGAACAATTGCATATTCTTCCGGCAGCGCATCAATTAAACGTGGGTCAGCAAGAATTGTTCTTTGATAGACGTTTCTTCTGTCAGCACCACGACGGGCGCCGGGCTGTCTTCCGTTCTGCAACCATTCGAGAGTGTATTCAATGTCACTTATCATACTACTGATAATCTTTTTGTCGTTGAGTTGTTCAGCTGTCAGATTAACTTCAGCAGTATCTTTGTAGAACCGATACATTTTTCTTGCTTCTCTTAAAGCTCGTTTATATTCAATGATTAAATCTTGCATTCTGATCCCCCCTATTATTTCCGTTTAAATGCGCCGCCTTTGCCTCTTTTCAGCGTTTGCCTATCAGTGCCCATCATTTGCCGCCAAAAGCGTTCTGAACGTTCCTGCGCATTTTTATTGGGCTTTTTCTTTTCCTTCTTCATGTCACCCCTCCTGATAACAAAAAACGGACACCAACCAAAGCACAGATTTCTCTGTACATTGATCAGTGTCCGCAGGCTTTCCGTCTTGGACTATTTATTTTCTAACTCGTCAATGCAAACGTCTATCATCTCTTCAATTAGTTTTAATCTTTTTTTATTTGTCCTAAAGGCAAAAGATAATAAGATTATTATATAGAAGATCGCTACAATTGCAGATAAAACAGAAAGTACACTTATAAGCTGGTTACTGGCATCACTAACGTCTATTTTAAAATAATTTCTGAATGAGTTATTTCCTAGAATAAATACCATAATCGGGCCAGGAAGAAGTGTTATTATTGCTCGAAGAACAATATCTAAACTGCTCTCTAATCTATGTGCTCGGACATATGCACGAAGCATACGTAATTTATTTATATCGCTTTTAGTGTAAATTAGTAAATGTCTCTTAACAGCCTCTAAATTTTCTAATAAACTCTCACTTACATCCTGTTTTTGCAATCTTTCAACAAACTTTTCCGTTCTATATTCTTTTAATCGATCCATCCATTCAAAAAGATTTGCAGCTGGCTTTCTAACTCCTAACATCCTTAGAAGAATCGTTGTATATAATATAAAAATCATTGCATAGGATATAATAACAAAATAATTAGAAACCCAATTCTCCTTACCTATAACAATTAAATACCAACCACCTAGAAAAATGATATAAATTGTAATAGCTATAACCAAAATCATTATTATAATGCTAAGTAGTGTATTTCTAATTATTTTATTCATCTTTATCAACTTCTTTCACGAACTTCTCGTGAATAACCTTTGAGTCAGCAATTAAAGACTTGGTTATACTTAAATTCCAAGCTCTCATTCTCTTGTGCCAACGCTTATGCTTTATAAAACTATCCCAACTTAATTCGTATATTCCTTTTAAAGCATACTCTTTATCAAACAAAACAATTATTATATATTCGAATTTTTGAACATCAGGGTCCATTACTTCGGGATCGTTCAAGCCATAAAAAACTCCCGTAACATTTCCAGTTGTTGTCTTAATACTATATCGATCTCCTTTTATGCTTAGAGCATCGATATTTTGAGTTCCTGTCGGAGCAGCCTGAAGCTTAGGTAGCCCTTTAGTTTTATTATAAAAATTAATAGCTAAGTATTCTCCAAGCTCTCCAACTACATTATTTGTACGTATTATACCTCGGCACTTCAACTCCTTGAGCAACTTACTATAAAGCAAAGTTAATTCTAAGTCGTCTAAATTTTCTAATGACACAGCCAAAAAGTAACCCACCTTTTATAATTTATATTCATATTAAATCATGAAAAAGTGAAATTATGTATTTTAACCGTGAAATTCTCTTAAAAATCTAAATATCGGGTAAATCTGCTGCGGCACAACCGCATTGCCTAATCCTCTAAGTCTGTCCACCCTATCGGGAACCCCATGAGCCACTCGACCCACATCGGGTTCAGCTGTCCACCGACTCGCTCCCCCTCTAGACTTGAAACTGTATTCCCCAACCTGACATACTGCTTTTTCGCTCGTCTTTCTTCCTCTGTCATGTTGTTCCACTTGGTCGCATCGCTCGCAAGAGGCGTCGGATATAACTTCACTCTTTCCGGTAAACCCTGCTGTTTGCTGTTCGGCCCCCGGCCTTTGTAATCGCTCGCTGTGGGTGTCGGCCATATTACTGTGTCTACTAAAGACCGGCCTCCCTGCCGATTCTTTGCATCCCCTGGCCGACTGTCTCTTGTGGTCGGAGTAGGCAACAACAAATGTTCGATCTCTTCGATGTTTGGCGTCGATGGCGCAAGCCGGTATAATAAACGATTGCCCTTTGTAACCTGCGCTTTCCAAGTCAAATAGCGTGCGGTCGAGCTCCATGTTTGCGAAGTTAGCAACGTTTTCACCAACAACCCAAGTGGGTCTGAGTTCTTTGATGATCCTAAACATTTCCGGCCAGAGGTCGCGGTCATCTTCCGTGCCTCTTCGCTTCCCGGCAATACTGTAAGGCTGGCAAGGGAATCCCCCTGAAATAATGTCAATTGTTCCACCTGGTTCGATCACTCCTTTTTCCTCTAAAAGCTGTCTATTCAAGGTCCATACATCGTCAAAGATGGGAACACCGGGGAAATTTTTATTCAGCACCTTCTGGCAGAAGGGTTCACGCTCGCAGAATGCGACTGTTTCAATGCCGGCCCATTCGGCAGCAAGCGCAATGCCACCGATACCAGCGAATAACTCGATGCTTTTCATGCTGTCATCCCCCTATCCCCGGCAGAACCGCAAACGTAAAGAATAAAACCACTGCAATCGCCCCAAGGAGCCAAACATTTGTCTTATCACGCTTTGCAATGATTGTTTCATCGCCGATCAATTTCAGGTCGTCTGACTTTGCCACGAGCACCGGTATGTAATCCGGATGCACTTTTAGAAATTCCGCAGCCTGTTCAATGGTCATCGCTTCGTCTTTCGTGGCTTTGACTGCCCGCTGAAGCTCTACTTGTAAGGGAATCATTTCACATCACCCTCAAATTCATTTTGGGCAACTGTTATCGCGAAATGTAGATTAGTAATAATCTTCTCTAATGCCTGTTTGTAACGTTTCCTTTCCCCGCTTAAATGCTGAATATCCTTTTGCGCCTGCCGGAATTGATGAACTGTTATTTCTTGCTGGCGCTTGTTTTCCTCGATGACGTCCTGCTGCTTAACTGACAGTTCAGTTCGATCAATCAGCCATTTAAAATCATCTGGACTGACAGATCCCTCTTTTTCATACCAGTGTTTAATCTTATCTATTTTGTTACTCATGCCCGTTCCTCCCCCGCAGGGGAAAGCCCCTGCTATTTGAATTTATGGCCTATTTCGTAATCACAACGAGACAGACCGCCTTTTATTGTTTGAATGATTGTTTTACCGTGTTCCGGGGCGTCCATTATATGGGCTGTCCCTTCAGTGCCATCTAAAACGATGATGCGGACTTTCCCCGGCTCAATGCTCTGCTGAATAGTTGTTTCATAGTTTTTAATTTCATGTGGTTTGTTCACCTAGCGGGCCTCCTGTGCATGTGCTATGATAGAAGTACCAGTTCATATCAGAGCATCGGGGCAGCCGCTTCGGTGTTTTTTTGCTTAATAGGGTTCGTATTTCCATTTTTCCATTGTGATAGCTGGCGACGGCTTTGAATCCTCCCGGTAGATGACCGGATGCTTTTCGACATATGCCGCTAATTCCTCCGGCGTCATCTTCCATTCTTTTACCGGACCCGGAGTATAAGGATTAATGTTTCCTTGCATGGTAACGACCTCCTGAATTATTTTTTAGCTCACCAAAGTACAATCTCCGTTATAGTGACTTCCACCCGCGGTTCTTCGCTATAAAACTTACTGACTTTCAGATCAACTACCTGACTATCATCCTTGTAAATCAGATGATTCAAAGCGTCCTTGACACCCTTCACATAGTTGTCAACGTCAGGCTTGGTAGTCGGACGGAGAAGTCCCTTTTCCGCGCTCTCCTTTTTCTTCTTGGAGTTGGAAACTGCTTTCGGCATCGGTCTGAACACTCTGACATCCATTGCGACAGGACCAGCAATAACTTGCTTTGGCCGATACTGAGACGCAACCAGTGCCACATACTGTTTAAAATTCTTTGATTTTACGGGGTCACGCATCCTAACTTTGCCGTTTTGAACTGATCCTCGGGGCCGTCCCTGTGCAACCGGCTCGCCGTAAACTACAAACTGAATAGAACTCACCCGTCATTACCTCCCGTCAATCTGTTCCCAGTGCTGAATCTGCTTTTCTTTGTACGGCGCCGTGAGTATGATAGCTTGCAGTAGAATCACCGCTTTAAGCACTGTGTATCAGCTCCATTTGTTTGATTTTTTCCTCAAGCACCTGGATAGCCGGTGTGAGGTCTTGTCCGCCTGTTTGTTCAGCAGGTCCGAACATATACATTCCTCCGGATCCTTTAATGTTCGTTTTTTCATTCATTTCTCAATCCTGCCAATCTATGATTTAATAACAACTTGTCGCCTTCGATAATCACAATATAGTCAGAGCACATTTCATAAATTCGCGTTCCGAGTGCCTCGTCTATTTGTACGATTCTCTCAATATCCAACTCGCTTGATATCAGGAGCGGCTTATGATTCAGATAGCGATAATTGATGACTGAATACATTTGCTCCAGCTGCCATTCAGTAGCTCGTGGCTTGCCGCCTACTGGCTTGAACATGTCGTCTACTAAAAGCACATCGACTTCCTTCATCCGCTTGAGCTTTTCTTCCAGCTTGTCAAAGTCGTCTTTCAGATCGTTGAATCCTTCGATGTAAGGGAAATATTGAACCGGCACATTATTCGACTTAATGAGTTTGTTGGCCACCGCTGTTAGTAAATGCGTCTTGCCTGATCCCGGCTGCCCGAGCAAAGCCATACTGTTTTTCCGGCCGCCCCGTATATTTTCAAAATCCTTGTAGTAGTCAACCGCACATTCATAAGCATCTGCTATCACATCCGGTTTACCTTCTTTGGTAAAATTCTTGAACTGCAACTTCTCAAATTCAGCGGTTATGTCACTAGAGTTCATCAATCTTCGGATACGCCTCCATTCAACACATTTACATCGAACCCATACCTCATAGCCGTCCCTGTCCTCCAAGTAACCTAGTTGATCCTTACAGATGGGGCAGTCATATTCAGCCTTTTCTACTGAGGCGCCCGACTTGCCCGCCGAAAATTGGGCTGACCGTTCCTGAAGCTTTTTCAGGATTGTCGCCATCGCTGCGTCCGTACTTTGTGTTTTGTGTATCCCCATGCTGTTTCTCCTTTCTCTTTTGGGTGAACGGATTAGCTAAAATCGCTTCAATGTAGCCCAAGCCAACTATATTCCCCTTATTACGGAAAGCCTGCTTCATAGCCTCCATTACCTTTTCTTCGCCGTAGTCGTCCACCATATAACCAATTCTCTGAGCTTCCATTTGGCCAATGGTGCGAGCGACTTTATTTTCAAAGAGTTCAAAAGCATTTTTCATTTTGTCATCGACCTCCTGTTGTTCTGCTGAAACTGGATCTTTCTTCTTGTTGTAATTTCCTAGTTGTATGTACTCGGCGTAATGTAAGACTGTTACGATAAAACCGCGCTTCTGCGGCAGCCGATCCAGTTTCAAATACCCTTGCTTAACCATCCGATCTAATGAGTATTTCATTTGAACAGGTGACCAACCGCTCCTGTTTTTCCCTTCTGACCAACCAGACATTGTCGCAAGCTCTGTGACCTTAATAATTGTTTGACCAATTTCTAACGTTTGATTTGGTCTATACTCTGCTTCAGCAAAAAGGTACTGATAAATCACCCTGTCCCTAAAATCCTTAAAAGGCAGCCGAGGGGTAACCACAAAGCCTACACCTTCCATAAACAAGCCGCTCACCTACTTCCTTTCACACAGTGCTGTGAGGGTTTTAAAATCTATTTTTATTAATCTGAACTACGGCCAAATTGATACCTCGAGCCTGCATATCCAAAACAACTTGATGTAAACGGCCTTTATTTGCCATTCGATATATGTCCTCAGTCAGAATCTTGATGCTACCAGCTAAGCTGATCGCCTCTTCATAATCACCGTCTAGTAACGCTTCCGATAACATAATTGTTAGCTCTTCGGTAGATTCGATTTTCCGTTTAACCTTTTCTAAATCGGTTGTAAGAAATTGATTGATATTCATACCAAGATCGCCTGCCTTTCTTCCTGCTTTGCCATTGCCACCTGATCAACCAGCGCTTTCCGCGTCCACCTGTCAGCCAACTCGTTCATTTTCAAACCATGGTTACGAACCAAGGAGTAAATGAGCGTTTTGTTTGCCGGGATCAGATCAAAAATCTGCTTAATGTCAGCCATTGGCAGCTCCTCTTTTCGAGCCGGTCGATCATTGACAAGCCATTTAGCTAAGTGTTTTGTCGCTTGCAGTGCTTCTTCAAGCTGATGAACCATATTTATGACTGCGCTACTTGCACTCTCGTTTAGCGCTGGATCAATCGGCGCCGCCGCTGTAGGGTGAAGCCGGAATAAGTAATGTACGAGATCAATATGTTCATAAGCTCCGCACTTCTCAAACCACTTGATACATAAGTCCGGCGTGAGTGTGATCAGGCCATTTTCAATGTTTGAAACGTAAGCTTGATCTTTATTTCCGAGCAGCTTTCCCATTTGAAACTGAGTCAGTCTTGCTCGTTTACGCTCGATATGGAGAAATTTAGGTAAATTATCAAGATTATATGGGTTGTTCGCCATTTGTTCGCCTCCTGATTTATTCAGTTTTTATTGGTAAAATTTAATTATCGAAGGAACTCAAAAGGATTTAGGAAACCTTACGCGGAACCCAATTTTCAATATAGTTGATTGCGGTTAATAGTTCTTTTCGCTTCAGGTCTTTGTAGCTTGAGACGCCGAACCGGTCTTTAATTTCACGATATAATTCCTTGAAAAGCCCTGCCGCTTCTCTCTTGTCATCCGTGAAAGCATATACCCGTCGCCCTACACCTTTTTGAAGCCGGCGCTGTTCTCTGTGATCCAGTGTAATTTGTTCGTCCACTTTGTTATTGAGCTCATCAAGTTGCTTTTCGTGAATGTTCAAGACTTTTTGCATTTCATCCTGTCGTTGGGATGTTTCTAATGTGAGTTTGAGAGATTCAATCCGTTGCTCTCTTTCAGATAAAACTTTTGGGCCTCCGTATTGCCCTGTGTGCCGGATAGAAGGTAAGACTTCCTCTGTCACCCAATCTGTGAATGTTTCTGCTCCAGGTTTATTGCTGCGGAAAACTAATTTGTATAGACCGGCTTCTGTGATAGCCGTCATTGTTTGGATGCCACCAGGGGTGTCCACTTTTACCGACTCCCTTTGTTTTTCTGCTAGACGGCTTATTGCATCGCGGTATTTACTGATTCCAAAGATGTCACACACATCTTTGGCAACGAATAATATCTCATCATTCATAGTTACTGTTCGCACCTGCTGGCCTTCATAGTTGAAAAGGTTTTGTAACTGATTCACCCTATGGCCTCCTTCATGATGGCTTGTTCCTGCGCTTCGATCCATGCGTCAATATTGTGTTTCGTAAAGAAAATGCGTGTTCGCACTCGAAAGTGAGGAATTTGTTTTTCTCTAACCATTGTGTAAATCGTGTCATGGTGAACACCAAGGTAATCAGCCGCTTCCTGAACGGTTAATGTGTTGTGCGTCATTTCATATCCTCCTTTGTTGTTCTGAAATTAAAAATGATCAAGAAGTTCTCATTTTGTGAACATATTGATCAAAAAAAAGATCGTTAATATCTACACCAAGAACCTCAGCTACAATTGGTATCTTGTTGCTATTAAGACCTTTCTTCCCACTCTCAATCTCACTAAGTGTGGAAGAATGCTTATATCCGATTTTTTTAGCTACGTATTCTTGTGAAAAACCTTTTTGTGTTCTAATTACTCTAATTCTAGCCCCTATTCCTTGATTCAACTTTATACCTCCATGTTCTCACTTTGTGAAGTTGATGATACAAGTATATATTCTCATTTTGAGAATGTAAAGTATTTATTCTCATTTCGTGAATTTTATTTCTCGTTTAGAGAAATTAGGGTAAGATATAAACGGAAGATTGTTGACTAATGCAATAAAAGGAGCAGGGATTGTATGAACTTTGGGGATAGATTAAAAAAACTTCGCGAAAAAACTGGTTGGACTCAAACTTTTGTGGCTGAGAAAATAGGTGTGAAAAACAATACCCTTTCCAGTTATGAGTCAGCGAAACGACAGCCCGATTATGAAACAACAAAAAAGTTAGCTGATCTCTATAAAGTTTCAACTGACTATATACTTACTGGTAACGTCCCGAGTAACCCTGGCAATGATTTTCTTAAGGACCCCGATTTGCAAATTGCCTTTAAAGATGCATCTGATTTTTCAGAGGAAGCCCGTAAACAAGCCATTGATTTTATAAAGTATTTAAAAGAGAAGGAAAAAGAAAAAGGTCGCACCCCTAAAGGTAATGACAATAATTAAAATTTACTTAAACAAAAGTATTGCAATTTTTCAATAACCCTAAACTCAAAAAATAATGATATAACAGAGGCAGGCATTTGCCTATAATATATATTTATGTTGTTTTGTTTAAGTTCTGTTTACTAATAAGATTTACATTTTCATTTATATTTCAACTATTACCTCATTTACAATTAGTTTTTCAACTTCATCAAAACCCTTATACAACATTGGCTTTTATTGTTTTTCTCATTTATATATTCATTTATGTTGCACTAATATTCTCAAATATAAAAATGGCTTTTTGATTGAGAAGAAGTTAAAAGCGCCTAAATTGAGCGGTATCTTTCTCATTATTGCGTGTGTTTGTGGATTAATTTGTATTTCGGTGATCTACTTATTACCGGTTGTATTTCTTATTGTCCCAGGTATCATGGTACTTATGAGAAAAGATAAGACAAAAACTACAGCAGCTTAAAAAGGAGCCTTTAAAAAGGCTTTTCTTTGGGACTCGAAACAGAACGTACATTCCCATTCAACTGATAGGAGGAAGCAGAAATGGCAAGTATTGAAAAACGTGGAAAAAACTCTTTTAGATTAATTGTCGAAAATGGTTATGGCTCAAACGGGAAAAGAGATAGAAGAAAGAAAACGATTCGTATAGAAGATCCAAAGCTATTAAAGACTAAACGGAAATTACAGGAGTATCTAGAAGATCAGCTGCACCGTTTCAGAATTGAAGTAGAGGCCGGCGAGTATATTGCTCCTGAAAAATCAACATTCGAATCATTTGCAGAGAAATGGGTCGAAAAGAAACTCTTTAATAAAAATGGAAAGCCTTATTCTTTTACAACTTCTGTAAAGTATTCAAATCACTTAAACAACCACATCCTCCCAGCATTAGGTCATAAAAAAATAGACAAAATAAAAAGTCTTCATATTGTTGATTTTATTGATGATTTATCTAAAGATGGAGCTAGAAAAGATGGAAAGCCTGGTGGATTAGGAGATCAAACAATCAAAGATATATTTAAAATTCTGCAAGCATTGTTTAAAACCGCAACAGAGGAATGGAAATTGATAAAAGATGATCCTATGGAGGGATTGAGTTCACCTGAAGCTGAGAATAAGGAAATGAACTTTCTTCAATCGGAAGAAGCAGCTGAATGTATTAAAGTGTTGTATGAAATAGATATTAAATGGCGCTTATATTATCTTGCAGCTCTGATCGGCGGGCTTCGTAGAGGAGAAGCTCTTGCTTGTGAATGGCACTTGGATGTAGATTGGGACAAAGGTGGAATATACGTAAATAGATCAATTTCTAAAACAATTAATGGAGAACCTCACGTCAAAAGTCCAAAGTCAAAAAGTTCTCAACGATTCGTTAAAATGCCTGATTTTTATATGGATGAGTTGGCTAAATATTATCGCATATGGAAAAAAGAAAAATTGTTGCTTGGCGATGCCTGGGAAGGCGGAGAACATCAATATGTATTTCACAGTGGTAAAGGAAAACCTTACTACTATACAACCCCTACCGCAAAATGGGCTAAAATGAAAAAGAAGTACGGCCTAAAAGATGTTCGTCTTCATGACTTGCGGCATACTATGGTGGCTCTCCTTATGGAAGCTGGCGAAAGTCTCAGTGCTATTCAAAGAAGAGCTGGACATGCTAGCGCTCGAACAACTAGTGATATTTATGGTCATGTTACCGAGAAACTCGAAAATAGCACAGTAAAACACTTTAACCAGTTTGATCCTAGAAACCTAGCACAAAAACAGAGTTGA